AAGGCCGACGCAGTGCCGGCCTTTCTCTTTTGTATGTCAACCAGCTATTACTCTGCGTTGTCGTGGAACGTGTAAGCTGCACCGGCGTGAAGTACGGCAGCGTCAGCATAACGGTGAATTGAAATCCGCACCTGATGGCTCAAGTCCAAGGCGTACGGGTTAACAACGATGTCGAGACCGCCAAACAAACCGAGTACGGCAGCTTGGTTTGGATCGAACATAATCATTGAACCTTCTGCAGCAACTCCGTTAGCTGGCAGCAAGTCAGTCACGGCGTATGGATAACCCAATGCGCTGAAGTTGCCGGCAGTGCTTCGGTCGATGGCGGCGTTAACGCTTGAAACGATAGCATCGTTTGCAATCAAAGCGTGAGCAACACTGTCAGCTACAATCTTAACGTTGCGCAAGTCAACACCAGCAGCAGCAAGTGCAGCCTCACCGGCCAACATAGCGGTAGCGCTAACAGGACCGTCGCTGTCTCCGTCACCGGCTCCGATGATGGTGTCAAATACAGCCTTATCAATCTGACGATTCAACTGCGTGATCATGTCGTTGGTAATCAACTGCTCTACAGCTGGTCCACCTTGCATCATCAACTGCTCAGTCACAGTAACGAAAGCACCGTAACGCGTAGGAGTCAAAGAGCGTGCGCCGATTGTGTTGGCTGCGCTGGCAACGTCTGCACCTTCAGCAGCTGACGCAACAGTAGCTGCAGCAGTAACAATAGGCACGTTGACGTTAGAGGTCAAGCCGTTCAGGACACGACCACCCATAGACTGGAACAAGGTTGGAGCAGCCAAAGCCTCTACACCAGTAGCGACTTGAGTACCAACAAAGCCAGGTGAGTTGTTCAAAGCAGCACCGGCACCAAACTCACCAGCGTCACCAAGTGTACGCATAGCGCTTGCAGGTATTGACAACTGGCCTTTGATTACCATGTTAGAGTTACGCGCCTCACGCATAGCCTCTTCAGTGTACTCAGCAGCGACACCAGTGACGCGCTTGCCTTGTGACAAATCGCGAACGGCACCAGCCAAATCGAACCGCTTGTTCATGCGCTGCATCTCGCGCTTATGTGAGCTAGAAGCCTCACCAGCAAGTACAGCACTCTCGGCGATCTTAGCGTCTTCGCGCTTGACCTTTAGTTGAACGTCGACTTTGCGAATTTCTGAAGCGAGGCGCTCCATCTCTGCAACGTCTGTATCAGTGAGGTCGCGCTCTTCAAGTTCAGCGGATTTTTTAACGTCTTCGCGCTGGTCGACGTATTGTGCCCGCAATGCTTGCAGGTCTTTGATTGGTAGATCAGTCATTTTCTTTTCTCTCTTCAGCACGCGCATAAACTGACGCGGCCTGGTATGCTGGATAAGTTACAGGAGAAACGTCTAAAAGACGGCCCACCTTATCGATAACACGCACGTCGTCAGCGTCCCGCGATTCTTCCTTGATGGTAAATGCAAAGCTGCTTTGATCGATGTCGCCGCGCTTAATCATCTTGTACAAATCCTGTCCGGCTTGAGTGTCGCTAAGTGTAGCGCGATAGAATAGTCCTACCTCATCCTGTGACAACTCTAGTGTGCCGTTGCTGGTTCGTGCCAGCGGTACCCCGTCGTGGTTGATAAGCAACCGCACATCGTCGTCGAGTACGTCAGAGAAAGCACCTTGTGCAATGCGCTCTTGAAACGGTCCAATATCGGTGACGCTATCAAAGACAGCTGCGTAACCTTCGACGATCATCTCGTCTTCGTTGGCGCGCATCTCCGCCTTTCTGAACTGCACACCGTTGGCTTGTGCTTTCTGCTCTTTGCGTTCGGCTACGCCACTGATAAAGTTGCGCACTTCGCTAACGCGCTCCTTGTCGGTGCCTGGTGTGTTGGTGTAGATCGCCACCAGTTGCATGTATGTCGCCTTGTCGGTGCGGCGGCTGATGTTGTGCAGCGTCCGCTTGACGTAGTTAGGCAGGTGATTGTCCGTTGTCATCGCTTGATATTTTGTCTGAGTACGCACCGAGCCTATCAAGTGCGATTTGGTTTACCTGGACGGTGTGTGTGTCACCGCCTGGCGTTGGGTTGAGTTCCTCGGTGGCGCGCACCTCGTTGATGTTCATTACACCGTTCTGCAGCATCTGAGTGTAGAAGCTGGCACGCGCTTGCATATCGCCGCGAAACAGGTCATTTAGTGAGAACTTAAAGTAGTGGTTGCGTGCCTCGCGCATAGTCAGCAGCTTACTCGCTAGTTCCTGCTCGATGCGCTTGGCCCATGGCAGAACAGTGTGACGCGCAAACATCAAGTTTTGCTGCTCAACGTTGTTGTATGTCGTTTGGCTCTCTAGTTGTACGAGTGCCGGCGGTACGCTGAAGATGCGGCAGATTTCCTCTGCTTGGAATTTGCGCGTTTCGATAAACTGCGCCTCCTCCGGTCCGATGCTGATGCGGTTGTACCTAAAGCCAAACGGCAATAGCTTAGTTCCTGCAGTGGTTTTGCTTGCGTTCCAAGACTTCTGCAGCATCTCCATCTGTTCAGACTTCAATGGCTGCTCGCTGGAGAGTACGCCGGTCATCTGCCCACCGTTACCGAAATACTGCGATCCGTAATCCTGTGCGGCTTGTGCTAGTCCAAGGTTCTCACGGTGGAGCTGGATAGGTGAGCGCCGCTGTAGGTTGCAGATCTCGAGCATATCCTCCTGCGCAATAACGGTGCTATCGTGGAGCTTAAACAATACGCGGCCATCCAATACTTTCCGCTCTACTTGGTCAGTGTCTAAACAAACCAAAGCCACAGGAACGCCACCAGCGCCGCGCTCAATGACTGCGTACCCGCAGCCTTTCATAACGGCCTGCGCAATAATGCTCTCCCAAAAGTAAAAGGCTGTTTCGTAGGCGTTAGGTCGGTACGTCGTAACATCTAAGGCCGGGTGCTCGCTGATCATATCGCGGCGGCGGCCATCGGTAACGTAGAGGTTGAGTGTAAGACTGGCCAAAGTGCTGGCAATCTTGTACACGCAAGCGTACACCGTGGATATTCTGATACTGGTGTCGTGCGTCATATTCGCACCTGCTACAGTCGGTCCGTAGAGGCCAACCGCTGCCACAACATCCTGCGGCCTATCGAGGCCAATGCGCGCACGCGCCTCATTTACAAACTTCTGGAGCCTATTTGCCATATGTGCAAGGTAAAAAAGCACGGGGAGCCGTTGCCCCCCGTACCAACTAAACCAAAATTATGAACCCGCACTACAAGTTGAAGACTTCAAGAAGTGGCTCCTCCTCTTGTGCGTTGTTAAAGTAACAACCCATTGCCATGATACTGGCTACAATTCCGTCAACTTTCTGCGCTTCGCTGTTCTTCTTCTTTGTGACCTTGATGTTGTCGGCCTCATCGCGCGATAGATGNACGCANCCCATCTGCCAGCGCAGAACATCATGGCCGCCGTGGATCACGTGGCCTTTGCATAGCAGCACTTCAAACTGTTTAGTGGGGTAGCTCATAGAGGCGTAGCCTTGACCGAACGGTTGGCAGTCGATGTTGTCGAGAAACGGTACTACCAGGTGCGCGATATATCGGTCATAAGCCAGCGCTTGCAAGTCGTAATCTTCGGCTACCTGCATGATGTGGTTACGAACCGCAATCATATCGGTCACGTTGCCTTCGGTGATCGTGACCATACCCATGCGTGCCCAGGTGTGGTAATCTATGCCACCGCTTAAACTCTTACTGTTGGCCTTGTCCTCGTTAACGAAGTGGTGGCACTTGAGATAAAAGCAATCGTTTGCATCATCGCGGAAAATGAGCGCGACGGCAGTGAGGTCTTTGGTGCTGGATAGGTCCATACCGGCATAGCATGGCAACGTCTTCAAATGCGCTTCGTCGACTTCTTCTGCGCCGCACATAAACTCGTCGTCGGTCACCCACCGTTCCTCGCTTGCTGTCCAGATATTTAGGTGCAAGCGCAAGAACGTGTTGATCATGCGCGGGTTCTCCTTGCACCGCTTTACCTCTTGCTCGAAATAGTCCTTCTTGCATATTGTACCAAAGCCGGGGTTGGCCTTTGCCCACGTCGCCTCCTGCGTCCAGTCGTCATTTTTATCAGCAGCATAGATAACCGGCAAGAATGTATCATCCTGTATGCTTCCTTCTTTGACCTTCTTCGCATAGTCATGAAGCTCGTAACAAATCGACGAGGTATCATGGCCGGCGGTAGTGATGGCAATCACCATTGGCTGCGTGCGTGCGCCAGTTGAGGTCTTCAGAACATCATACAAGTCACGATCAGGAAAAACGTGGAGCTCGTCGAGTATGACGGCATGGGCGTTGAATCCGTGCTTTGTGTTTGCTTCGGCTGAAATGGCTTTGTAGAAGCTGTTCTTGTACTCGATGGTGTTGCGCAGCACCTTGCCGTGTCCTGACAGCTTCGGGTTGGTGGCGCACATCGCACTGGCAATCTCGAAGACAATACGCGCCTGGTTACGATCGCCGGCTGCGCTGATAATCTCCGCGCCTGGCTCGCCGTCAGCGAAGAGCATGTATAAGGCGATGGCAGCGCATAGATTGCTTTTGCCATTCTTCCGAGGTACCTCAATGTATGCTTGGCGATACTGACGAAGGCCGTCTTCACGGAGAGTTCCAAACAGTGGTTTGATGATGTCGTTCTTCTGCCAGTCCTCCAAGATGAACGGCTCACCGCCGAGCGCACCTTTGACGTGGGTGCAATACTTCTCGATCCAATCGACAGCTTTCTGCCCCGACTCCTCATGATAGTAGCTTGCCATGGTCCAAAATATGCTGAATAGCCGTGCGTGCGTTTGAGCTGTAGTGAACGTGATTTTCTACTACGCCGCCACATATGTGCTGTATCTCACACTTCTGGGTATCATCCAGCGGAAACTCCTCTTCCCATCCCATCCGCACGATAAACAGACCGCTGTATGTATGGCTGGCTGTGTTAAACGCTACGTCCATGTCATGCAAGCTCTGCAAAGTACCTGGGCCTCCAACGCTTTCGCGCACCCACTTCCACTCAAACATGCACCAGAACTCTTTTGCGTGGTTGCGGTAGATACAATCGATGTCGTGAATGGTGGCACGCCGGTCGCGCGCCATCTCACTCACATACCTGTTCATCGCGTGAATGCTCTTTGGGTTTCTAATCGGCTTCATGCGAAATCAGGATCGTCGGTGTCTACGTTGCCCACGCCCAGCGCCTTGATGTACGCGCGCTTCTTGTCGCGCAGTCGCTGCAGCTCGATGTACTCCGGTCGGGTCTTAATCATATTCTGGCCTTTGTCGCCAGTGGTTGTGTAGGTCATGCCTTCACTGTCGACGATATCCTGGAGCGCTCGCTCCTCGTCTACAATCTTGGCCAACGTAAACACCAGCTCCTTNGTGTTCTCGTCTACTTGGCCTGTGCTCTCTATGTTCTTGAGCAGCTTGGTGTATGTTTCTGTGTTCATGGGATTGGTTCAAAATGTGTTCAACTCTGCGCG